CTCTTTCTCTTCGTTTCCCTCACGTATCGCGTCCGCCGCAAATGTAGACATTATATCATATGCATCCTTTTTAGCCTGCGTTTTATCCCTGAAATCTCTCTCTGCATCGATGACTTTGTCTTGCGCCTCCGTATGCTTTTGTTGGGCAGTTTTTCTATTATCATAAGCCCTCTTCATAGCAGCATTAGCATTCGTCTCCACCCTGGACATGGCTGCGGTGGGGGTTCCAGACGGTGGGTTAATATTCGCAGTGGCTGCCTCAGCCTGTTTAGTGACTGCATCGTTGTATGTTTCTTCTGCCCTAGTAAGCTTTGTAGCTGTTCCGGCAATGCTATCATTTCTCTCGACATTCTTAATAGCACGTGCATGTTTTGTCTGACTCCTAGTCTCATCGGTGACTGCAGCCATATATGCAGTATTAGCCTTCTTCCATGCATCACCCTTGGGTCCGCCGCCGCGGCTGTGGCGCATAGTTTTACGTCCACTCAGTTTTTTTTTATCAGTCCGGCGCGTACTATTATTCGTCATGACAGTATATAGTATATTGTCATAATATTAGTTTTGTATGCGATATCCGCATCGAACACACTCTACCGTCTAACGCTAAATCTGTCCAATATAATCTTACTTGCTAAACATGATGTCAGCATGAAACATATCGTCGAAGACGCGCTTCATGTGCGTATTTGGATCCTCATCGGTCAGATGCGATACCAGACTGATACACATTGACAACGACACCTCGAATTTAGCGAAACCATCGCTTGTTTTGATGTCATGTAATGCCACAACCCTATGGGAAAGGTTGTCACTTATGCATCGGAATACGCGAAACAAATGCGTCTGACCGAATAACTCCCCGTCAATGAATACGGCTTCTGCGATACGACTAGAATCGATGACGATCTTGTTCGCGACATCTTCGTCCAAAAGACGCAACATGTTAGGAGGATGTATGAAATTGTTCAAATACGCCCGCGTGATGCTGTCCAACATCTCCCTGTTATGTTGGTGCTCAAATATATAAAATAGTGTATTTGGAATATTGGTAGGAAAATGTGTGACGATGCCAAAATCGATGATACCCAATTGGTATCTCGGTCTCTCTATCATCCCAGCATCGTCGTCTGACAAAGGTCCATTATCGATAAAGAGTACGTTTCCAGAGTGCAGATCGCCATGAAACCTGTGATGGATGAAGTGTAGTAAAAAGTACTTGATTGCCAAATCTCTGTACACCTCCTTGTCGTCCTTCGGAATGTCATTTAGATGCTTACCTGGTAACCGTTCCATGATAATCGCATATCCGGAAAGACACTCGCACTCATACACCTCGGGGATGCGTATGTAGTCCACGTCCACCACGTCTGCGCGTGCCTCTATGGTGTTTCTCTCTTCTTGTGAAAAGTCCAACTGCTCACGGAGAAGAACGATGTGACGCGCAACAACATCAATCACATCCAGACTGAACACCCACTTGAAAATAACAGAAAGAAAATACAATAGCCCCATCATGTTATTAATGCTCTCATTGAGTCGTTCGTCAATGTTTCGACGCTTTACCTTCAGGATGTACTCTTTCCCCGTGTCCTCGTGTATCAACTCATAAACAAGCGATATCATACCCGAACGAATAGGCATCTGGGCATTCTTACCAAACCTGAACGGGGTATTTTTTATCACCGTTTTTATCGCGGTGAAATCAATGTCCGAAATGTCATAGGGAACATTGTCCGCAAACTGGGTGACCCGGGCATGTACGTCACTATCGATGAAGTTCCCATTGAACGAAATGGCCTGAAGGATCTTGACAAATAGTACGTCTGTCTTTGACATCTCTATAAGCATGTCGACGAAAAGGGAAGACTTATCGGGGTAGTTATTCGACGATGTACAACAATAGTCAAATAGGTATCGTGTGATATAAGTCGCGCAAACACAGGCGAGGCGCATGTAAAACTGAAGTCGATTATATAACGATATGTCGTACAAAGAATATCCTATTCCCAATCCTCCTAATAAAAGAAGGAGCCATGACATCATCTGCGTATACTACTCATTACATGTTTTCTATAAACTCTTTTAGACGACTAAACATCTTTTTAAACACCATTGATACCATTTTCTCTCTGTGTAACGGCGATGGTTGCTCATTGTTAAACGTCAACGAGACCATCACTCCCCCCGAAGAAGGGGTAGGGATCTCTACGCGTATATTCATTTTAGAGATGGGTATAGGTTTAGGTGGACGCATCATACTGGAGGAGGCAGGAAGGTGGTCCGGGAAATCGCTACGAATGGTTGAATAATATTCTATCACATTGTCGGTGATTTCAATATTCAAATCCATGTTCAGGTAATACCGAGGTATTCCACAATCTTTGAACAGGTGGTAAAAGAGCATCTGTATATTGGTTGACCCCGTCTCACCTGCTTTCTCAGAGGACTCGTTGGCCGTTGAATGAAATTGTTCAATGATATTAACATTGTTTGCCGCGAACAACATATTGAGAATATCGAATTCAAAAAGTTTCGCCATATCAACGTTCTTGTTATAAACAACAAACCGTAGTTCAAATATGCGTGTTTCTGGATAATTGGTTACCTGCATAGGTATAGTACACATTTGAGAGATATGTTTATATCATTGAACCGGTTCCGATGTGGTCGGTGTATATAAATATGTAAACGTATACATATATACGAACATGCCGGCATTAACATCAATATACTCTGCTACTGGTACTGATGTTGCTGATGACTCATCGTACGCATCAATGCCCACATCAAACCAACCACCCCAGGTCCCATCACTCGGCGATGCGACGCCTAAGGATTCCTCTACGACTTCCACTATCCCTCCCTCTACATCTAGTATATCGCTATTCATCATACAAGGCATTTTTCTTCTTATACTCGCCGTGTCTGGAAACTTTGTGGCGGAGACCATGAGCTGCCAGGCGCAAAAGGTACTGTCAGAGAATATGTTCGTAAAACATGGAATAATCATATTGATTACGTATTTTTCTCTGGGATTCGCATCGGCCGAGGGAAATCTGTCCCCGATGGAAGTATTCAAACAGGCGGTCTCCATCTGGGTGTTCTTCCTGATGTTTAACAAGATGGATTTATTCTTTACCGCCATGGTCGGAAGTATGTTGGTCATACTACTGGTGTGCAAGAACTACAACACTTATTACCAAAAACAAGACGCGAAAAAGAACCAGGATGCCATCGATAAACTCATCCGCGCAGAGAACTATTTATTTAATGGAATCATACTCACCACCCTTGTGGGATTCGGACTCTATTTCAAGAAACAACATGCAGACCATTTTGGTGCGTTTTCGTACGCCAACTTCATATTTGGAACGCCCAAGTGTGATGGTCTATAACGCGATCCTCATCTCCCAGTCTTTTACTTTTGTATCGAATATAGAATCCCGATACAAAACTACCTATGCTCAAATATCCAAACTCACCGTGTTCTTTTCCGACGTCTTTCTCTGTCTCGACCGCTTGGGTGCAGTACCGACAGAGGACTGTAGATCCTTGAGGTCGGAAATACTGATGGTGCTGCTCTCGTTCATCGCAGAAGATGCGCCCATATCCGATGCCATCAAAGTTGTTGGTACGGGGGATCGGTCGGGTCCTACCATGCTAATTTTCTTGGTCTTTAACCCCGATAATAAATGATCAATATCGCTGGGTCCCCTCATTTCTGCGCGGTTTGACGAGGTAACCGGTGGTTCGGATGGCATGGGCCTCATACTGCTGCGCTCAGGCGCAGCCGCGCTCGAGAAGTTCTCCGAGATTTTAATACCATCCTTCTGTGTTGCGGATCCCATCATAGAGTCTAAATCAGGACGCGAAGAGAAACTGCTATTGTTGCCTTGGCGTGACATGGGTGCAGGTACCGCATTGGGTCCCTGGGTCGCCTGTGGCGGCGGGGGCGGCTGCTGTCCCGCTACATTATTCATAAATCCAGAAAACCCAGGATTGCTGGTGCCCATGGAATCCATGGCGGCCTTCTGGAACTGTTGAGCGAGGTCGGGGTTCTGTCGCAGCACGTCGTCCATGCCGGGCATGGCGGACTTGAACATGGAGTTGGTCATGTGCAACATCATCGCACTTCCTCCCAGCTGGAAAAGAAGGCGGAGCTCTGGCGCCATAGTGCCTTTGCTCTTGTACTTATCATACAGTTCTGCAAAGACGTCGTCGTAGTCTTCCACGTTTTCAGCCACTTGCTCACTCCATCCCTCCAGCTTGATGTCAAATGGGTCAAATCGGTTGTTCAGGAACTCGATGCCATTTATGCAGGTCATCAGCATATTTCCTTGAAACTTGATGGAGTTCTGTTTCGCCTTCTCATCGACAATGGTCTCGTACTCGCCCTTCATCTCTAGAATGGGCGACTCCATCGTATATTTTTTCGACAACTGGACTCCCTTCTGTTCCAACGACTCTAACTTTCGGAGTAACTGAAACTTTTCACGCAAGACCTCCTCCCTCGTCTGTGTAGGCTGAGACTGCATGGGTCTATCCGGCGCCATAGGAATCTCGTTGAACCGGTTATATCCGTCCCAGGTAGATGTAGCCGGCTTCCCATCGGATTCGCTGTCTCCAAACCTGACTGACGGCTTTTCATCATTGATGTGGATTGACTCAGGGAGGGAGTCACTGAACAGGGTACTCTTATTCGTGCCTGATATTCCTATATCAGATGCATCGTTTAGCTCCGATTCCAACTTCTCTATATCACTTAGGTCATCGGAAGATATACCAGGTACGCCAGTCTTTTTCTCGTTCATAAGAAGCTCGATACCACCACCAAAGTTGGACGATGATGAACTTGGGATGTCAAATGACGAAATGTCAATGATCTCTGGCTCCATTAGTAGATACAGATACTAATAGTTCTATATATTAACGCATGAAATATACAATCAACCCTTTACATCTTGGCATGAATATACCACATACCTTGCAAGAAACAATCTGCCAGGTCGTCCTTCTTCTTGTGTCTATTAAAAAAATCAACCCACGATACGAAATCGGAACCAATGATCCCTAAACACTTTGCAATACCAGCCTTCTTTCTCTCACTGTACGAAGTATTCGTGAGTCCTTCGTCCTTGAGTTTATTCATGGACGATACAAACTCAATGTTCAACGATCCATTCTTCATGAGGAAATACTGTGACAACATTCCCTGAACCGTCTTCATGCGGTTCGCAATGGGACTTATCTGGTTCTCGATCAACACCATACCGATATCGTCAAACGAGTTCTCAAACAGTAAGTCCAACTTGTAGTGGATATTTCTCCCAATGGTCACAATGTCCAGCTTGTTCGCGTCCACTTTATCCACGACCTCAAAGCACTTCTCGGAACCATGTTCCGCAATGACATTCACCAGGTCGGCCTTCTTTATGGAACTGTCATACACAACGCAGTGCTTTTCGGCAATCTCGCGCAAACGGGGGACCTTCTGCTTCTTTAAGTACGCGGACTCCAGCTCGCGCGAGGGTCGGTGATAGACCTCTTTTCTGGAGTGCAGCATACAGTAGCACATATCATGTTTTGTGAACCTTGCCTCGCGTAAGCAGGCGGTTCCGTCCTTCTCTCTACCTGAACAAACAGACACCTCTTTCTGTGCGAGATTGACAACGTCCCAAATCGCAATGTCGTTATGTTCAATGGTCTGGGTTGGAACATCTTCGATACATCCCGTATCGGGGTTTTGTGTGGTATGTGTGAAGCGCAACGTGAACACGCATATGGCCAAGTTCTTAATCCCTACGTCAATACTCACGATACGCATCGAATATACACTAGGTGGATATAGTTGCATGGGGTGTAACTATATACTTATGTTCTTTTCAGGTTTTTGATGGTTATAATTCGCCACATTACTATTACCGACTCGTTGTCGAGTACATACCTGGGGCAACCGCTTTGGACTGGAGCTGCTCACGGCTCAAATAGGCGACCTTTAAGTCGCTATCGAATACCCCTGGACGAACCTGGCGCATGTCGTTGGGACCATGGTACACGTAAGGAGTACCCGCTACAGATGCCTGTCTGTTCACATCCCCCTCGGGATTCTGCATAACCGCATTTCGCGTGTTAATATTCATAAGCTGGGTGGCATTGTTTGTCAGATACTTGCGATAATCCCAGTTGCTCGTGATATTAGCAGCCTTCTTGAGTTGGTGATCTACTACCGCTTCTGGATACCAGCTACGCTGCTCGCGATCATCAGACATGAGGGCTGGCATATTGGCGTGATAGTTATTCTGACCCATGTAGACGGTGTTTGCCTGCATTGACACTTTACACTATACTTACATAATAGTACGCTATATGTGTCGCTTATAAACTGGACAGTAGTTCCACCAACTCGTTCTTTTTCATCTTGGCGCCCTTTTCTAGCACTCCTCGGTCAATCGCGATGCGTTTCAAATCGTTCGCGCTGAGTTTCTTGTAGTCCAACACATGATCCCCGCTATCCACCACGACCTTGTGGGTATCGGCATCATCTATGACGCATATTTCATCAATCTTCACACCATACTCTCCGTCGATGGGGGCAATAGCTATATCAGTGAGGGTGATGACACGACTATCGTTTTTAGAGAAATCTATATCCTCTACAACCAGTGCGTCCGAATGATTCGCGCCACCTATATTTTCCATATCATCGGGAAGAATGACGATTGAAGAGATAGACCCAGATGACCCCTCTTCGTCGTCGATACTGATGTCGTCGTCGTCGTCGCTACTATCGTCGTCGTCGCTACTATCGTCTTCATCTCCATCACTTTCACATTCGACAACTCTCGTCTCAGGAATGCCTATAGTACCAACAAACATGGGGTTCAGGATGATATTGTCTAAAGCGGACGAAACATTCCTGGGTGCGAGGGGGATACTTTCGTCATCCGACTCCTCATCGTCTGAATCGTCGGGACCATCAGAAACGTACACTCGATTGGAGGAGGTATATCCTAAAGGGTTGATGGGGCAACGTCGTTGTTCTGCTAATATTGGCGAATCGGTAGACTGTTGAACATGCTGTCCATGTTTCAACATCATATCATGCGATCGTACTTCTTGTGCAAGAACAGTAGACAACTCCATCACTGCAGCCAACTTCTCGCCCTGATCTAGAATCTTGTTGTATAGGATTACTGCAACTGCCACAACTAAAGCACATGTAATCCCAAGTGTAAGTAAAAATGGTAGTGTAAAAATCTCGCTGACTGGTGACGTAATCGGGTCCATTATTGTGGTATTATATTAAAAACTCGGAATCTATACGAACATTATGACAACCATCGCCCAGAACATGCACATCAAAGAGAGATCTTCTTGAGAATGGCATCGGGGTACTGCATCTGACGCAATACCTCCACCCCTCCGTCCACCTCATTGACGCCCTCTTCCATCTTGTACATGTATTCAAACGGTTCGGACGTTTCCGCCGGAACAGTTACTTTCATGCGATATGTCAGAAGACCGTTACTCGCCTTTAACTTCTCACATAGTTCAACATAGTGCGTGGTGAGCACGTAGTGAATATTCTCGGTCTCGCTCAAATGGCATAAATAGGCGTATCCGCACTTCACTGCCTCGACGGGGTTCGTTCCTGAATACAGTTCATCAAACAGACAAAAGTGGCGACTTGATGCACCATCTCGGCGAATACTGTCCAGAATGTCCTTGCATTTACGACTCTCCGATTGGAAGAGACTGTCGCGTCCAGAAGTGTCGGGGATGTTCAAATAACAGTGCAGATGTGTATAGGGAACGAACGAACACGAGTCATAAAACCCGCACCCGTACTGCTGTGTGAGCAGAATACTCAAAAATAATGACTTGAGCATCGTCGTCTTCCCCGACGCGTTCGGTCCCGTGATAATGCAGTCCTTTTTAAGCATGACATCGTTTTTCACCGGGTTCATGGGTGGTAAATCGGTTGACGGATGATATACTCCCATTACATTCATCGTGTCTCCCTTTTGTTCTCTCTCCTTCTTCTCCTTCTTCTCTCTCTTCCTTTCTTTCTTACTCTTCTTTGCATCGATCTCTACCGATTCTGCCAATACACGAGTCTTGTCTAGAATCATACCATAATTCATCTTGCAATTTCGGAGATTCTCTTGTACGCCCTGTATATTTCTGATATACCCCATAAATCCAAGCGAGAATAACATGGCATCGTGAAACTCCTCATCGACGTGCATGGTGTAAAACCACTTCAATACCTTGCCCATGTCCATCAGCTTTACGTAAGACACCTCGCATGGAGGTATCTCGGAGATGGTGTCATGTATCTTCGTAATAACCTCTTGTTGGACGCGCACCGATGCATTAAACTTGTCATAGCTGGCCAACGAAGTAGTTTGCTTCAAAAACGCGGTCATTTCGCCTCCTACATATTTGGCAAAATCGCGAATCTGGAAGAGCTTGTCGTGGATCTTGAACATGTTGGTGTAAAACTTGATACATATTTGTGTATTCTGGTAAAGCGACATGAGGTAGAATCCTATCGATGCTACGGAGTAGAATGTCTGTTGAGCGGTCATTCCGCTAAACCCGGTGAAAACCTTTGCTATTGCGTGGTTCCCCGCAATTGTTTTCAGAATCTCGACATACTTGGCAAAAGAAAACCCGTGACCGCGAGAGACCATCATGAAAAAGGGCACGATGCATATAATACAGGGGACGAGGAGCGCCAGCACAGGAGATATCAAATTATACATGCTGAGCGATTGCAATACCGCCTGGTTCTTGTTCAGAAATAGCAGCGAGTCCCAGTCTAAGTAAATATACTTCTCCTTGAAGCTCTTGTCATTTCGTACCTCATTCCATAACGCAAATGCATCATTCGCAGAACGGTAGCTGCGTTTGTCTACACATGTCCATGTTCGTAGCATGGTTTTAGTATCCTCAATGAAATACGTGTTGTCTGTGTAATATTTTGCCATTTCGCATCGCATCACCATGCCGAGTGTATTTTCTCTCTGGTTGTTCGTATGACCCTTACTGGTAGATGTGGCTACATGTTCGTCACCTGGTTCCATATCTGCCTCCCCAGTGGTACTCCCTCCAAACATGCGGTCTAGTATCGCTACACCGTCCTCATCGACAGTATCTAGAAGCTCCAAGTCCTTTACGATATCCATGTCCAATGTTCGCGTCTGATCGGCAAGACAAATGGGGAGAGCAAAGGCGTCTCGAATATCATCTTCCATGGCACTCGTGGACAATATGGGTGCGGGTGCGGGTGCGGGTGCGGGTGCGGATAGTCTATGGACCATTTTCACAGTTGTTCGTACACCCAGACAATATTATTTACGGTAAGTGCAAACGAATATGATATATGCACATAGCGGAACATATCATATGTTGATAATCTTCAACGGTTTATACGGTGGAAATATCTGCTGGCAACTCCGTAATCTGTGTAGAGTAATACTGCTCAATTTCGCGCATCTTTTCCACGTCTCGTTCCGTAATCAGACTGATTCCCATACCCTTCCTACCCCATCTCCCACTGCGACCAATGCGATGGAGGTAGGTGGATACGTCACGAGGAATATCGAAATTAATCACACAGCTTACCTGCTGCACATCAATGCCGCGCGCGGTGACATTGGAAGAAATGAGCACGCGATACTTTCCTGCCCGAAATTCGGTCATGGCTGTTTCGCGCTCCTGCTTGGTCATATTGGAATGAATCGAGCACACCGGATATCCGTCTGCGAGCATGGCCTGATATAGATCATACACACGTAATACACTGTTTGCATAGATGATGCAATGACCCACGGAAATTACTGTGTACAGATCAACCAATATTTCATATTTTTGAACGTCGTCGCGCACTGCGATGTAATGCTGTGATATACCCTCTAATGTTAACTGCTCCGCCTTCACGATGATATTTACAGGATTTTTCATAAACTTATTTGTGACATCATAGATATAATTGGGCATGGTGGCGCTGAAAATACAGGTTTGAACACTATCTGACATATATTCGAAAATATCCTGTACCTGCTCCTTAAATCCAAATGACAACATTTCGTCAGCCTCGTCTAATAAAAACGTTTGTATGTGTTTCAGAACAAGAGCACGGCGGCGAATCATATCAAATACTCGACCAGGAGTCCCTATAACAACGTGAGGAGTCTCGCGTTTGAGTGATCTGACGTTGTCATCCACGGATACGCCGCCCACGAGTGTAACTACCTTCATCCCAGTCAAAAATGAACCAATCCCTTCATATACTGCAGCGATCTGCATAGTCAATTCGCGTGTGGGTGCCAAACACAGGACCTGCACCTGATTCTTGTCTAGATTGATACGAGACATGGATCCAATGGAGAATGTAGCTGTTTTTCCTGTCCCGGACTGTGCTTGGGCGATCATATCTCTACCTGCTAACATAGGCTTGATCGCTCTTTTTTGAATTGGACTTGGTTCTTCATATCCATACCCGTACACCCCACGAAGAACATTATCAGGCATCCCCATCTCGTCCCACTTCTCTATGACTTCCACTGTATCGACATCTTCTTCCACAGAGGCAGTGACTGTGTGTGGAGGAGGGGGCTGAGCCACAGTTGTCTGTGGATTACCTCGTGTCATGGTTGGCTTAAACATGTTTGATGTAGTAGTCATCATACTGCAAATATATTGTATATAGATAATCTTTTAAATGCATTTACAGTATCATATTACGAGGAATCATAGTCCCAAATAGAATAACCGTTACTAACCTTATCGATACTAAAAAATCAAGCGACGATCATATTTATGTTCTCATTCAGCAATCCAATTCTGGATTACACCACTGCGCATTTGTAAGGACGCTCTTACTACGTAGTGGGCGTCCCATTTCAAATCTTCATCGGTGTAAAGACTGCAAAAACTATATAGAAAATGAATGCTTATATAATATATTCGCGAACAAATGACAGTATACTCGTTATCTGATTTCTCTGAAATCTCTAACAAAGGGTTTCATGTTATTCTACCCGATGCTACCGTGTCGCTTATCAATGAACTATCCAAACTCGTTGGGTCCCCTAACTACATCAAGACCCCCGTTTTCACAAAACGGGAATCGACAAACGATGCAGATAAAAAACGCCGCCGCCAACGGAATAGGCCACAGGAATCATCCGACGAATGGACTACTACTTCAAGCACAAAGGGTACCAAACGAATAAGTACTAGCAGTGACATTGGTGCAAATATTGTATTCAATCCACCAGGAACACTTATCAAGAAGAATGACTCAAGCGCACCTATTCAACTCATTCGTCCATTGTTAAACAAGCTTGGTGGTAACGCAAGTAACCAAGCCATTAAATCCGAACTGTTTTCCGTGATTAATAACGTTTTTGACACAGAAATAACACAGGAAGATATTGTCAAAATGTCGGTTCAAATTATTGATATCATGTCTGGAAATCTATTTTATTCCTTTATTTACGCTACACTATTCTCTGAAATGATGAATATGCATACCGTGTTTGGAAATACATTGAATACTCAGTTCGATGCATACATATCCAACTATCGCGATATCCAGGTAGTTGATCCAGTAGAAGACTATGATAAATTTTGTAATATGAACAAAATAAATGACCGACGAAAGGCGAATACCGCCTTTTACTTCAATCTGTATATGTTGGACAAAATATCGAAACCCAGTATTCTGGACACGATACATACGCTTGTGCGAATGATTCGTGAAAATATTAATAATATAGATTCGCAACAGCTGGTGACCGAGCTAGTCGAAAATATATTCATTCTACTTGACCCAAAATCCAACCTATTTTCAGCGACTCGAAACATTATGATGGATTCCAGTAGCGCCGAGGACGGTTGCACAGAACCTGTTTGTGTCAGAGAATACCTGACTCAACTATCCATAACAAAACCGAAGACGTGTTTGGGCCTAAATACAAAATCGATTTTCAAATTAAAAGACCTCGTCGATAATCACCGTTACAAGTAACTGCCATTAGTTGAATACCTATAGAAACTGGTATATGAACTCTTTGGTTGCGCTTCCAGACGGTATAAATGTATTGTATGTACAGTGTATATAGGTGTTATCGAATCATGGTTGTATCAAGACTCGACCGCACGCTCAGTTATCCAGAGTCGCGCGCCATACTTCCCGCAGACAAGGAACTCGAAGTAGAATTGTACTCCATCCACGTGAAGGGAGTGGACGTGGTCGTCGCGGTTGGTGGAGCGATCCATGCGTACATAGACAAACAAGTTGTTCATCACCCGATCTACATGATAAAGAGCAACTCCAAGGCCATACAGATTGGCATCTACGAACTGCGCTCCACCGACGTGCTCTCCGTCATCGATGAAAATGGGGCACTGAGTTTAGATCGACTCGACGAACCGCTCATTTATACGTTTGCCACCAAAAAGATGCTGATGGATCAGCGCATGATTCCTCCATCCGGGGACGGGGACGTGGGACAAGGCACGACGAGGGATGTATCCAACAACGCGAGGGGTACCTCCACAACGACGATAAACATGGACAATAGAACCATACCCTCCCTACGTGCCGACATTTTCACCTTTGACGCGACGACTGCGGTGAATGCCACCGCGATCCCCGAGGAAACCCGGAAAATCGCGCAGGGAATCGTTGCAGAGTTTGAAAAGCCGCCGAATAGCCGACCGGCCGCATGGATACAGACCGCGATGCAAAACAACCACTATGAAACCCACGAGAACGACGGCAAGGGCGACGGTATGTTCATGGTGGTGCGCGACGCATTTCTCCAGTTGGGACAATCCACCACGGTAGCGAAGCTCAGGCAGAAACTCTCCTTGGAGGTAACCCAAGAACTGTTCGAGAACTACGATGCACAATACAAAATGTCATCTAACGCGGTTCTGGAGGAGACGAAGCGCGCCAAGGTTCTTCAGACCGAATACAAGAAGTATGAAGAGAAACTCAAATCAACCATCTCCGCACTGGAACAACAGAACCTTGTATCTGCAGCCAAACATATTGCAGCCCAACACAAGACAGCCATGTCGAGAGCCAAGGCCGCACGCGAGCTGTATGATGAGTTCAAATTCATGAAGGGGGTCAGTTCGGTCGACGCATTCCAGAAAAAAATCCAGTCATCCGACTACTGGGGCGACTCTTGGGCGCTCTCTACGCTAGAGCGGATTCTGGGCATCAAGTTTGTGATTATCTCCAGCGAGTACGCAAAGAAGGACGAAAACAACATGCTACAGTGTGGTATGAACATGGACCATATACTCGAGTCACGGGGCTCATTCGCACCAGAGTTCTATATTTTGACCGAACACACGGGGGCGCACTACCGTCTCATCAGTTACAAAGGTAAACGCATCTTCACCTATGCAGATGTACCCTACGACATTAAGCAACTCATTGTGACCAAGTGCATAGAGAGAAACAGCGGCCCTTTTGTGCTCATCTCCGAGTTCAAGAAACTAGTCGCGAGACGTTCGGGAACCACGGATGGCCAGTCGGTGCTGGACGAGGACATCATCGACACCATTGACGTGGACGTGTTGACCTCGGTGGATCCGCACGTGGTGTTCCAGTACTACGCTCGCGCAGCCGATAAGTCGGCCGGACGGGGCGCGGGCGAGAAGATCGACGCGATCGAACGCAAGCTGGACTTTGTGGAGCTCGGCCCCAAGGGACAGTTCCCGAATTGGCGCAGAAAGCTGGACGAGGACTGGCTGCACGCCGATGCACCCTTTGAGCTCGACGGACACCACTGGAACAGCGTACAGCATTACGTACAGGCGGGCAAGTTCAAAAAGGCGCACCCCGAATTCTACGCCAACTTCACGGCGGAGAGTCAGTCCAAAATTGCGGGCGACGTCCAGCTGGCGATGGCCGCGGGCAGCGAGAAACAATCCAATACCTCTGGAATCCATGCCCGACCCGATAACGTGGTCGTCGACCCGACGTACCCAGGCAAGACGGAGGCCGCGGCGCTGGCCGCAGGCACTGCCGCCAAGTTCACTCAGATCCCCCACTTCACGCATCTCCTGTTGGCCACCAAGAACGCCATGCTGTGCAGATACACACCTGGGAAAAAACCAGAGGTAGCCGTAGACCTAATCCAGATCCGAAAGAAACTCGGATCCTAAATAACTCCAGATCCGCAGAGCAACCTGGTTCGCTTCGCATAGCGGGGTCGATTCATAGACAAACACAGTAAAAAATAGACGTAGTGGTGAGATATCACTACGCCTATGTAAGATCTTACTAAATAATAAGACCAATGGTGTAAATAAGTATGGCTCACGCACATGTGAGCACACCGTATATAATTGTCCCCTAGGGCTGAATGGGGACGGAGAACATATTATACACCCTATCCAACGCTATATAGTCGATGTCGAACTTGATATAGTGCTTCAACCACCCATAGAAGTTCATCGTGGGATACTTTACGTTCTGACGATATCGGCTAAACAACTTGATCGCGGCGTAGAAGGTGATATTGGTGGGAGGGGGATGTATTGGTCTTACAACTATCTTGTCCGTCACTGTGCCCGGGCGCAGTTGCTTTTGATGGTTCTGGTGGTGCGTGTTGTAGTCCGTCCCCGATATAACGCACACTCGCTTAAAGTCTTCGTAGGTGATGTTTAGTTCCTGTAGTATTTCAGGTAGAACGTATAGCTGTGCCGTGTGCGTATGCATGTTCAGATCGCGAATAATGTGGGCACAACCGTATACAAGCATGTCCATGTCGTCGCTCATGCACCCCCAGAAGTCTTTGGACAGAACCATGGTCGCACATAGCGCATCGGCCTCGCTCGGTGCAGTGCAGTAGGGGACCTCTTGCTCATCGAAGAGCTTCTTCACAGATTCGATCTTGTCGCGCGTGATCGTCACCGAGCTGCGCCGCAGCTTGGCATATTCGGCCACGAGTTTCTGCCTGTCTCCGTCGAGGATCGCGGTATCCTGCATACGGGTACTTATGGCGACGCACTCGGTCGCCGCAATCTGTCGCTGCTCGCGACGGTGACATATCGTGTTTATCTTCTCGGCTGGCGGCTTGCCGTCGAACACGAACAGGGGACGAATCGAATACTGGTTCAATACAAATAGGAACTCTGTCATATTATCAAGGAGCATTCCATCCGCCTCAAAATGGTAAAGGTATATGCTGACGTCGATCACAATACGCTTGTGTGCCAGCTCTCTTAAATGAATCTGTCGGATCGATTCGCGACATGTTTTCTTCAGAAAGGAGTTTAGATATCGAATACCCATCGAAGTCGTAGAACTATATATTGTATTTGTATCAACGGATATTATATATATCGACGTGTCAATTCTAGAGCGGAACCTCACAAAGAATATTGACATTGACATTGATATTGATATTGATACAAATACAACGATGTGATATATGATGAACTACTCCCTAGCACATTTCGCATGCGGACATGCGCATTGTCTCCGATACCCAAGTGGCATCTTCTAGGTTGCTGTCGCCGCCAAGTATCGCGTTGAAGCATTTTTTTGCCCCAATGTCGCGGACATTCTTCCGGGTAGCCGCGGTAGAGTGAATGGTTGTAATGAAATGTGCAAATGCCACCGTGTTTGCAGTGGTCTTATGAAATGACATGTTTCCACCCACCCCATTGTTCGTGCTACACCATTCCATGAAGTCCCCATAGCTCACAAGAAGAAGTGCGGTAATCACATAGTAGGCAAACACATTGGTATCTTCGCGATAGAGGTATGCTCGCGCGAGAACCGCCTTTTTGGACGTACTGAACAGATCCGAGTAGGTCAACCCCATGAACCGTAATATCTTGTGCATCTGGAATATCCGCCACGCAGACTCGAATCCCAAGAGCACCTCGGC